ATCTCACGGCGCCGGCCGAGGAGCGCAGCCACTTCACCGACGGCCGGATCGGGTGGCGAAAGTTCAGTCTGATCCCGCACGAGACGATCTCCGACTGGGATCTCGACGAACACGGTGGCGTGCAAGCCGCGGTGCAGGGCAGCACCTACGGGTCGACCCGTGCTCGCATCCCCATAGAAAAGGCCGTGCTCTTTCGCACGAGCACGCGCACGCCGCAAGGGCAGAGCGTGTTGCGCCGGGTGGTTGAGTCCTGGTGGTTCCGAAAGAAGATCCGGGAGGTCGAAGGCATCGGCGTCGAGCGTGACCTTGCCGGCCTGCCGGTTTTCTATTTGGACGCCGACATCATGAGCAACACGTCGAGGCTGGCCGAATATCAAAACGTCATCCGCAATTTACGGCGCGACGAGCAGGAGGGCGTGTTGCTGCCGGGGATCGTCGACCCCGACTCCGGTGAACTCAAGCCCACCGCCCGCCTCGAACTGCTGACGACCGGCGGCGCTCGCCAGTTCAACACGTCGGAGATCATCAACCGCTATAGCCGCGAGATCGCGATGGCCCTCTTGCAGGACATCGTGTTGCTCGGCCACGAGAAGGTGGGCACGCAGGCGCTCGCCACCGAGAAGCGCGACCTATCTGACACGGCGCTACAGGCTTGGCTGAACGACATCGCCGCCGTGCTGAACTTGCACGCCGTGCCGCGACTCTTCGCGCTGAACGGTGAGCCCCTTGAAGACTTGCCCCAGCTCGTCCCGGGCGAGCTCCACCCGACCGACGTAACCGAGTTCAGCGAGGCGCTGCGCGCGGTGGCGCCGGCCGGCTTCATTTTCTCCGACGATCCCGACGTCGAGGCTGAGGTTCGCCGCCGGCTCGGGCTACCGCCGATCACGACAGATCCCAGGCGCGAGGAGGCGCCGGACATCGAGCCGCCGCCGGATCTCGACCTCGGTGACGACGACGAGGGGGACGACGAGGGTGGCATCGCCGAACCGGCGTAGGGCACTTGAACGCCGGTTCGCGCGAGCGTACCTCGACGGCGTCGCACTGATCCGCCGCCGGGTCGACAAGATCCCGGGCAATCAAATCACCACCGACGCCGGGCTCAAGCGCTTGGACGAGATCATCGACGCGGTGCCGGTGATTAAGTCCGCTGAGTCCGACGCGCTCGAGCCGGTGATCTTCGCCGCGGCCAGAGACGCATTTGATGAGTTCCCGGCGGCGCGCCTTCCTGAGCCGAGGCTACGGAGTCCGCTCACTCTCAAGTTTCCGCTCGTGGCCGAGGCGGCGCAGCGGCAGGCGGCCGACCTGGTGACGAACGTTACCCCGCAGACCAAGGCGGCGATTCGGGAGATCATCGTTGAAGCCGTGCGCGACGGCATCCCGGTCGCGGACTTCAAAAGTGAAGGCGTCATTAGGGAGGGCACCGCAAGCAAGATCAAAAGCCAAGTCGGGCTGACGAATCGCGATAGAAAGATCGCGGACAAGATCCAAGATAAGAGCGGCAAGGCCGTCGCCGACAAGTGGCGCGTGAAGGCGCTCAAGCGCCGGGCGAATAACATCGCGCGCACCGAGATCATTAAGGCCGAGACTCGAGGCAAGCGCGCGGCGTGGAATCAGATGGCCCGCGATGGTCTGATCGACACGCGCCGGCAGGTTATGCGATGGGTGGTCACGCGCGACGATCGGCTCTGCCCTCGCTGCGCGCCGATGGAGGGCAAGAAAGTTTCACTGAGTTCCGACTTCACCGAGACCGAGCGCGGTTTATTGCCGTCGAAGCGCGTCCCGGTCGTGGGTGTCACCGTCGAGGGGCCGCCGCTCCACCCGTCGTGTCGGTGCAAGCTGGTGGCTGATTTTCTTGACTGAGCCAGCGCTAACTGACCTCCTAGCCGTCATCCCCGCGCGCGCCGGTTCCAAGGGCATCCCGGGCAAGGCGCTCCGCACCGTGGGTGGCGTGCCGCTGATCCTCCGCACGCTACGGATCGTGGAAGCGGCCGACGTCGCGGCACGCATCGTGGTCTCGTCTAACTGCGCCCAGGTGAAAGCGTTCTGTGAGCTGCGCGGCTACGAGGTCATCGACCGGCCCGAGGCTCTGGCCGATGACGAGACGCCGGTCATCGAGGCCGCACGCCACGCGGTGAGCGAGCTCGACTGGCGCGGCACGCACGTCGCGCTCTTCCAACCGACGTGCCCGCTGCTCAAGGCCGTCACCGTGCGTCACTTCGTCACGCACTTGGAGAATTGCGAGTGGCTGATCTGCGAGTCGGCTGACCCCCACATCCATCGCGTCGGCGGTCGGCTGGTCACGCCGCGGATCAACCGGCAGGCGCTCGGCGACGTGACCCAGGAGTCGGGCGCCATTCAAGCGATGACGACCGAGGCGCTGTTCAAGCACATAGCCCCCCTCGAAACGTTCCGCATCGAACCGCGGCAAGCGCTCGACATCGACACCCACGACGACCTCGCCCAGGCTGAGTGGATGTCGCGCCGCGCCCGCATCCACTTCATCGTGGCGATGGGCGAGCAGGTCGGCACCGGCCACTTCCACCGTTCGTTCGCGCTGGCCCAGGCGCTTTCGCACCACGACGTTACCTGGGAGTGGCGCGGCGAGCCGCCGCCTTGGGCGGAGGACCGCGTTAGAGAACGGTGGACCCAGGGTGGGAACGCCGACGTGACGATCTTCGATTGCCTGACACCGTCGGACGTCGACCTGTGGCAGCAGCGCAACTCTAAGCATGTCATCTTCGAGGACGACGCCGGCACGCCGGCCGACCTGCGAATCAATGAACTCCTCGACCCGGCCGACTTGCGTCACGCCATTCTGCGCGAGGAGTTCCTTCACCTCCCCGAGCGCTTCCATGCGGACGCTTGCCACCGGACGCTCCGAGCCCTTGTCACCTTCGGCGGGACTGACCCAGCGCGGCTGGGCACTAGGTTCCGCGATGCGAAAGGCGCGAATATCGAATTGCGGGTAATCGAGCCTGGGTCACAAGTCGACATGGCGAGCGCGATGCGCCACGCCGACCTCGTTGTCACCAGCCAAGGACGCACCGTCCTGGAGGCCGCTGCGTGTGGCACGCCGTGCGTCTCCATCGCGGCCAACGAGCGCGAAACTCGCCATATCCGCATCCCCGGCGTCACGTACCTCGGGCTCCACACCACCGTGACCGATGACTTGATCCGGCACGCGGTGCTCTCTACGCTGGGCTCACAGGCGTTGCGGCAGGAGATGGCCGACACCGCCGGCCGGGTGATCGACGGCCGAGGGCTCGAGCGTGTGGTGCGACGTGTGGAGGACTTGTTGATATGAGGTTCATCGTTGAGTGGGGGATACCGCCTCGCCTAGAAACAGCCATCGAGCAGGTGCGCGCCACCGTCGAGATCGGTGCGACCCATGCCAAGTGGCAGCACGTCGTGCCGCGCGAGCTCGCCTCCACCGAGGCCGAGCGCTATTGGAGCCCGTCGTTGGGCGGGTCGCCGTCGCAGCTTGAGACGTTCAAGCGGGCCGGCGGACTTGAACCGTCGGAGTGGGCCGAGCTGTTCGTGCACTGTCGGGGCGAGGGCATCATGCCAGTCGCCACGCCGTTCGCCTTCGAGTCCGTCGAAGTCCTGTATCGCGCTGGCGTCGCTGCATACAAGATCGCGAGCGGCGATGTCACGTTTCGCGCGTTGTGGCAAGCCGTTGGGCAGAGCGACGTGCCTGTGTTCTTCTCAGCCGGCGCGGCCAGCGGCGTCGAGATTGAGCGCGCCGCTGGGTGGATACCGGGCGCCGTCCCGATGGCCTGCGACCTGATCTATCCGACCGGGCTAGCACAAACCGGCTTCGTCCGGCAGATCCCCCGGTTAAAACAGCACGCTCGCGGAGGCGACGTCGGCTACAGTGACCACACCCGCGAGATCGAGACCGGCGCGTGTGCAGTCATGGCCGGAGCCACGGTGCTGGAGAAGCACGTTACCTTGAACCCGACCGGCCGTGCGCCGGATGACAAGATGGCGCTGACCGTGAACGCGGCCAAGCATTACTGGAAGCTGGCGCAGTCGGCGGCCAAGATGCTCGAACACCCCACCGGTGACCCGCAGGCGCCCGCTCGCTACGGTGCGCGGCGCTCGGCTTACGCTCGGCGGGAGCTGACCCCCGGGACCGTGCTCAATGATCGCAACATCGCCTGGCTGCGGCCGGCGGCACCGGGGTCCATCGGGCCGGCCGACGGGATCGAAGGCCGCAAGATGACGCGCCGGGTACGCGCCGGAACCGCGATCAGCCTGGCCGACCTGATATAACTGGGGGTTGTGGAAGTCAAGGTTTGTAAGGTCGAGCCGGTGCAACACCTCGTCTTTGGCTGGGCCTCTGTCGCAGAGTCCGACGGCCAGCTTGTCGTGGACTCCGACGGCGAGGCTATCGAGACCGCAGAGCTTGAGAAGGCGGTCTACCAGTTCGTGCGGGATTCTGGCGAGGCCGGCGAGCTCCACCAGGGCGAGCCCGTCGCAAAGGTTGTCGAATCCCTGATGCTGACCGCCGAGAAGGCCGGGGCGATGGGGCTAGCGGCCCCCGCGGCCGAAGGCTGGTGGGTCGGCGTGAAGATCGAAGATGCTGGCGTATTTGCCAAAGTTTCCGCGGGCAAGTATTGTATGTTTAGCATTCAGGGAACCGCCGAGCGGCATGAAATTACTGCGTAAGTTGAAACTCAACCGAGTCGACCTCGTGCCCAAGGGCGCTAATCCTCACGCTCGCATCTCTCTCGCCAAGGCCGATACTCGCGATGAGGACGGCGAGCAGTTCCCGGCCGGTGACTACGCCTTCGTGCCCGACGAAGATAACCCCGAGACATGGAAACTGCGCCTAACCGCCGAGCCTGGTGGTCCGCCGGACCCGGGGATGGTGGATCAAGCCATCGAGGTAATCGCGTCGGACCAGTTCTCAGACGACGAGCTGCCCGGTGTCAAGGCTAAAGTTCTGGCCGCCTGGGCGGAACTCAATCCCGACGAAGATCCGCCAGATGTGCTAAAAGAGAGTGACGACATGCCCGACGAAACTCCAGAGACTCCCGACGTCGACAAGATCACATCCGAGAGGGACGCACTTCGCGCCGAGCTTGAGAAGGTCCAGAAGGCAGCCGAAGAGGGCGAGACTGAGATCCGGAAGCAGCTTGACGACGTTCTAGAGCGCGAGCGCCAACGCGAGTTCATCGCGAAGGCCGAGGCTTACGCTTCGCTGGGCAGCGTCGAACGCATCGCGGGCCTGCTAGGCGCCGCTGATAAACACTTCGGCGATGTCGAGAAGGCCGACCTTGAAGCGCTCCTAAAGGGCGCGGCCGAGCAGGTCAGCAAGGGCCACCTCTTCTCGCAGCTCTCGGACCCGGCAGAGCCTGAGAAAAAGGGCTGGAAAGATCGGCTGGACGAGCGCGCTCGCGACCTCGTCGCAAAGGGCGTCGAGCCCACCATCGAACAGGCCAAGGTTCGGGCCATGCACGACAACGCCGAACTTCGCACCGAGTATCAGAAGCAAGCTAGGAGCCGATAACGTGGCTTTCGAAAAGATAGGGCTCACCCACACCTTCCAGGCCAGCACTGGACTGCGGCAGTACCAGCTCGTGAA